GCGCTGGATAAATGATCTGCAACGGGCAGAGAACTGCATCAATAACAACTTCCACGGTGCCGACATGCCGCAGCTCACCTTTGAGGCCATGACAGATGCCGCTCTGAATCTGGGCTGCACAGGGCTGATGTGGTTCACCGATAAAAACGGACGTAAGCAGAGAACCACGATCTGGAAACATGCCCAGGCCAGACAATGGCCGCAGATGTGCAACAGGCTGACTGATTTTGTCAATGCGGGCGGCAAACGTTCCACCGGTCTGGTTAACCGGCGCACCGATTTTAAAGCCTGGTGCCTGATGGGCCTGAGTACGCCGCCATGAGGCCAGGCAACGTCATTGTGATCCTGATTCTTCTGGCGGCTGTCTGGTGGCAGACCGACCAACTGAGCGAGGCCCGCACCCTTAACAAGCTCCTGGCTGAAACGGCGACCGGTTACGACCAGGTCATTCAGGAAGTACAGGCGACCGCGATACAGACCCATAAGTTACTGGCAGAGGTAAAAGCACGTGAGCAACAGCGTAATGCAGAAGGGGAGCGACGACGCGAAGCAATGCAGGCCGCATTCAACGGTGACACGTGCGCTGTTACTCGTGTGCCTGACGCTGTCAGTCGCAGCCTGCAAAAACGCACCGCCCGCACCGGTCATTCAACTGATCCGTGAACCCGTCCCGGAGAGCCTGACCGAGGAGACACCATCACCGGCGCTGGATGAGCCCGTGACATGGGGCGCGGTGGCGATATTCAGTGACAGGTTGCTTGATGCGCTTGATTCCTGCAATGCCGACAAAGCAGCGATCCACCAGTGGGACAGTCTGCGCCAGAACACCCGTAAGGAGCCATAAATGCTGAAGATAAACACACTGCGTGCCGCGATCGAAAAGGCAAATACCTGGTGCCGGGCGAACCCGGAAGCCTGGACGGTGTTCGTTGAAGGGGGCGGCATTGAAACCACCGGTGAAACGCCGTCTTTCATGTATCGCTATTCTCTGGTGCTGTTCGTCATGAACTACGCCGGGAGCATTGACGACTTCACGCTGCCGCTGATGGCCTGGCTCTGGTTTAATCAGCCCGATCTGCTGCTGAACCCCGATAAAAACCAGCAGATTAAATTCACCACGCTGATTAACAACGATGACACCGCCGATCTGATGTTTGAGCTGCCGGTGCGTCAGCGGGTACTGGTGCAGCTGGATGAAAACGGTGTGCCATATGCCGAGCATTTGCCGGAGCCGCGCCCGCGCGTGCTGACACCTCACGCAACTGGCTGGGGGCTGGTATTTGAAGGCATGCTTCAGGAGGCTGGAGCATGAGCGATCGGATGTTCAGCGAGCTGGATCGGGTTTTTCAGGACCTTCTCGACGGCGTCAGCCCGGCGGGGCGTACCCGCACCGCGCGCAAAATTGGTCTGGCACTGCGCCGCAGTCAGCAGCGCCGCATCGCGTCACAGGAAAACCCGGATGGCAGCGGCTACACGGCACGCCGGCGCAAGGTTTACCGCACCCAGCAGGGGATTAAGTTCGTCTGGAATAACGAAGTCCGGGCGCTGAAAAACTGGCGCGGTGGACGCGGTAAATACGGGCAGACGATCACGGGTTTTGACGAGAAGCGCCGGGGTATTCGCACATTTTACCGGGCCGAAATCGAGCGCTATCTGGAAATCAAAACTCAGTCAACGACGCAGACGGAGACAAAAAAAGCGCCGATGTTTACCCGCCTGCGCACGCTGCGTTTTATGAAAGTCAGACCGGACGCGGGCGGCGTCACCGTAGGATTTGATGGCATCGCCGCGCGCATTGCCCGCATTCACCAGTTCGGCCTCAAAGATGAAGTTGGCCCTGGTGCTTATGCGCAGTACCCGGCCCGCGAACTGCTGGGCATGACACCGGCAGACCTGGTAGCTACGGAAAATGCCGCTATCAGCAGCCTGGGAGGTGAGTCATGAACTCAGAACTGATGCGCCTGCTTGAAAATATTCTGCGCCAGGGCGTGGTGGAGCAAATCAGCGCTGATGCAAAAGCGGTACGTGTTCGCTCCGGCAGGCTGCTGACGACCTGGATCCGCTGGAACGTCACGCGTGCAGGAGCATTCACCATCTGGTTGCCGCCCTCTGTCGGTGAGCAAGTTTGGATCGGTTGCCCTGGCGGCAACCCTGAAAACGCGTTTGTGATTGGTTCGGCATACAGCGCAGACAACCCGGCAACGGGTAGCAGCTTGCTGGAAATCAGCATCACCGCACCGGATGGCGCGCGCCTGCACTACGACGCTGCCGACGATGCCGGAGCACTGGCCGTGACCGGCATTAAAACCGCGTTTATTCAGGCAGAAACCCGCGTCACGTTAGACACACCGGAGGTGGAATGCACAAAACACCTCAAAACGCGCTCTTTCGAACTGACCCATGGCGGGACGATGGCCGGTGATGTGACTCACAGCAACGGCGCGTTAACGTCCAATGGTGTCCAAGTTGACAGCCATGGTCATGGCAAGGTTCAGACCGGCGGAAGCTGGACGGAGGGAACGCGATGACAGCCAGTTACACCGGGATGAACCCGGATGGCACCGGCGCACTGACCGATCACGATCAGCTCTGGCAGTCCGTGACAAAAATCCTGACCACGCCAACCGGCTCCCGTGTGATGCGGCGAGACTTTGGCAGCGCGATCCCTGATTTGCTCGATGCGCCGCAGAACGCCGTCACCCGCATGCAGCTGATGGGGGCCACCGCTATCGCGCTGGCGCAGTGGGAGACACGGATCAGCCTGACCACCGTCAATGTGGTGTTTTCGGAAACAGGCGCAGTGACCGCCGAACTGGCCGGCACAATCACCGAAACCATGACAGAAACCAGCAACACCATCAGGTTAAGGAGCTAGTGTGCAAACGTCCGTCGATTTATCTCAGATCCCGCAGCCTGATATCGTAGAGGTGCCCGATTTTGAAACGGTGCTGGCTGATATCCGGGCGCTTATCGTGGCGGCCATGCCTGCGGAACTTCAGGCTTCAGTGTCTGCTGCGCTGCTGCTGGAATCTGAACCGATGGCGGCACTGGCTCAGGCCTTCACCTATCGCGAGATCCACCTGCTTCAACGTATCAATGAAGCCGTGCGCGCGGTGCTGCTTTCCAGCGCCCTGGGGGCGGATCTCGATCAGGTCGCCGGGAATTTTGACACTGAACGACTGCTGATTACCGAAGCCACCGACGAGGCGGACGCCATATACGAAAGCGACGAAGAGCTGCGCGCCCGCACGCTGCTCTCATGGGCGCGCTTGAGCACGGCGGGCGCCCGTAATGCCTATCACTATTTTGCACTGGGAGCTGATGCGGATGTGCTCGACGTGCGCGCCTATGGCCCGGAGACGCATGATCAGGAGGGTCGCGTTTTCCTTTACGTGCTGTCACGCACCGGGGATGGAACCGCCCCGCAGGCGCTGCTCGATAAAGTCCTGGCAGCGGTAAACCCGGAAGACGTGCGCCCGATTACGGATTATGTGGCTGATTACGTCCGTTCCGCTGTGATTGTGAATTATCAGGTGGTTGCTGACATTTACGTCCCTTACGGCGTGGACACCGCTACGGTGCTGGAAAAAGCCACCGCAGCACTGAACGAATACACTGCCTCTGTGCATCTTATCAACGCCACCGCTGCACGGTCAGGCATAGATGGGGCGCTGCATCAGGACGGCGTTGTTACCGTCGATTTGCATTCACCGGCCGCCGACGTCGTGGCGACGATGGGAGAAGCGCCTCATTGCACCGCCGTCAAAATCAATCTTGTGGTGATGGACCATGACCGCTAATTATCCTGCCAGCATTCTGCCAACCAACGCCACCGCCGTAGAGCGGGCCATCGACAGGGCCAGCGCCGCAGCGCTGGCGAGTCTGCCAGTACATCTGATCCGTTGGGTGAAAGATCCCGACAGCTGCCCGTTGGCGCTCCTGCCGTGGCTGGCGTGGGAATATCAGGTTGATACCTGGAATATTGACTGGTCAGAACAAAAGAAACGCGATGCGATCAAGCGCGCCCACTACATCCATCGCCATCGTGGCACGGTCGCCGCCGTCCGTCATGCCCTGGTAGACAGTCCTTTTGGGACGGATATTGTTGAATGGTTCAATC